GGGTATACTGCCGGCCAGTGGATTAACTGGGCCAAATAGCAGCAGCATCAATCTCAGTGCGGTTGTTCGCAGCCGTCCTGGTATGTTTCAAGCAGCACAGCGCTGTGATCCCGTAACGCATGCAGGGTGATATGTAGATGAAATATATTGCGACAACGATGCTAAGGGGGGTTGCCTCGGGTGGATACCGCATAAGGGTAGACGGAGAGCCCAGATTATTTGTCATATCCAAGGCGCCACGAGGCTGGTATGTATGGCATGAGGCGTGGAGGCAGAACATACCCGCAGCCAATCTGCTTGAGTGCCGGGAAATAGCCTGTTCACTTGCAGAGTCGGCGGAGTACAGCAGAATCAACCGCGCCCTGGACATCATAGCTGCGCGCAAAAGGCTGCACGATGGCGTCACGGCCGTACAGGTGGCCAAGGACTTGGGTATTAGCCTTGCCACGCTATACTGGCGCCTGGATGCGCTAGAACGCCATATTGATCAAAGCAGAAATTAGGTGCCAAGATGATGCACAACCTCTTCAACAAACCGACCATTAATATAGAGGCCCGCATTGGTGGGTATACCGTCTCGGTGGGTTTGAACTTCAATAGTAGCGCTGGCTCCATAACAGCCACGGATACAATGCTATTTGAACACGGGAGGCCCAAACTTTTCGACACCCAAACATCGGCTAGATCTGCAATGGAGTCCTGGCTTTCCCGGATGTACGAGGATGGGTATCTGGCATCCATAGCAGATTTTAATAACCGCCCAGGCATTTGTGATGCGGCTAGGCTTATTCAGAAGACGCCTCAGACCTCGGTATCTCCTTGAAATCCACAGTGTACTTTGCCGCTGCGCCTTCAATCTGCTTTATAGACTGAAGCAGCCTGGTCGCGTTTGCTGGTGTGCCCATAAGATGGGCCGTTTCCTGACCGGCATCGTAATCCTCAAGGCTTAGCGACACAGAGGGATTGCCATTCAATATCAGTTTTACGCGGTCTCGTGCAGCCTCATCCTCATCACGTCTGGCGCTGAAGCACTCCACCAGGCGCTGTAAATCATCAGGATGCACGATCATGCGTTTCAATTTATCAATCTCACACCATGGGCAATCTGGTACAGGAATATCAACGTGACACCATGTGTTGTGCTGGTATTGAAAATCATCAATGAGGGTCACTGTCACACCCTCGGCCAATACCCAGCGCCTCAGCAGCCAGTCTAGGCAGCCCGCTAGTCTTTTCCATCAGGACGGCACCACACCATACGCGATTCTCGTCAAAGACCATTAGAGAACACGGGGCTTGATCACCTGGATTCACTATGAGGCCAACCTCACAGACAATCTCATGGCAGCAGTAACCACACCCGTTGCAGGGCTCTCCCAAAGCGGGCTTGACTGGATAGGGGCTGTCAGTCGCTATGATCATCGTTTTTTCGTGTGCCGCCGAGACAGGCCCTCAGTTGCGATGATCGCCAGCGTTGACCAGTATGTCCCCAGGTATGCCAGTTCAAGGTAGGCAGCTACTCCCACCAAGATTGATAGGTTGCAGAACCGCTTCTCCAGCAATGTGTGCTCAATCCAGTTCATCGTACTCTCCACATGTTTATATTTTCGTAAAATCTATACATATTCGGCTAATATACACATTGAATAGGGGTAGCAGTGGCCTGGCAAGTCCATCCGTAGCAATCCTTGTGACGGCAACGGCATCATTGCTGCGCGCAAACGGCTGGAGGACGGCCTGCGTGAAGCGATCACTGGGCGGAAGGAGGCGTGATTAGTATATGGCTGACGTTGAACTGTTAGAAGGCTGCTTCAAAGTATGGGTTGCGGCCGATACATGGCATACCGGACACTCCGGTGATGACCTCCGATTCCATATTGCGTTAAATCGCGCACACACTGCCTGCGGCATCGGTATTACGGCCGATGAGTTTGAGCGCGCTATAGATTATTCGATCCAAAAACATGGTGTTCAGGTGGACACTGACACTCGTCAAAGGCGTGTAGATGACTATACGTCTAGGGCTGACACCATAACCCGGTTTATTCGAGATGTATCAACTGCGCGTTAAGAGCCAAACAAGGCCCAAATAGGCGCCCGAGTGTCGATATCTCTGGTGTTGTTGGGGCTACGGGCCGCGCTATGGCCGCACAGGGCGTTTATTCGATGCCCTGGCAGGATTGTGCGGGGTGGTGGGATCGGCGCCCTGCGATCTACAGCGGCGCCCGGTGCATATCAGCTATAAGACGTAATCGGTGTATGTGTCGCTGACATTCTGCTTGTCGAGGCCGATATAGCGCATCGTGGTAGCTGTTGAAGCGTGATTGAGTACCTTGGCGATCAGTTCAAGCGACACCCCGTCGAAATGCATAGCCCACCCGCGAGACTTGCGCATTGAGTGAGTGCCTATCTGTACATCAACTATCTCGCCAACTGCCTGAAATGCGCGGCCGACGTTTCTTCGAGAAATGGGTTTGGGCGGAAGGCTGGCAGTACGGTTGCTGTGTACCTGGAACAGATAGATGTCATCCGGGTGCGCTTGCCTGCGGCGTTCAATCAATTCAAGGGCAACGGCGTTTAAGGTGATAATGCGTGTTTTGCCAGTCTTACCCTCAACCGTGCGGTATTCACGGCGGTCAAAATCGATCTGGGCATACTCAATAGCCAGCATGTCGGATATCCGTAGCGCCATGTTTACGCCTATACGCCAAATGTCTCCGTACAGGTCGCCGTAGTGCTTGCGCAGGAGGCGCTCTACGTTCTCTATTTCGGCTCTTGTTTTGACTGCTTCAACATCATTCATGTGTCTGTATTCCTATGTCCCAAAACAGTGATTTACTATAGTTATGGGATAAAGAATAGCACAAATGAGGGTTATGTCAAAGAATACGTGGCCTCGCTATATCCCAGTCTTTCCTTGTGGGCTATAGGAATGGGTTGGGCAGCTAACCGCCAATCACCAGCTCATTGCATGTTCCGCCCGGTCCAATAAAAGCCATACGGATACGTTTGCTCTTTTTCTCCAGCAGCTTATTGAATGCGCCGGCTGCCGCATCGATCTGGTCCTTGTACTTGCCTCGGGGGAAGGTTTTATGCTCATCGATGTACGCCTTATTCCAGCGGCCTTCAAGAAGCATCACATTTCCACCTTCCACCTGGATGGAATAAGGTTCAGCTCTGGTCTGCTTATCACCCGTGGGCGCCTCGGCCTTGACCCTGAAGCCCGCCATGTTGGCTATTGTTGACTGAGCAGACTCCTTGCCGCCAGATCCAGGCTCCTGTTCTATCCAGATATACACCTTTTTGCCGTCCTCCTCTGCTGCGGCCAGCATGCGACGCTCCCGCTCAGGTGCGCTCCATTGCCCGCGTACCACATCCAGGACGTAATACTTGTCATCCATGCCACGACCGATCTTCACGCCGGCTGTGTAACACCCACCGTCCTGTGTACCCGCCTTGTCCCAGTACCGGATAACACACTTCATTTTTGGCACTGCGTTGACGATTGTGAATGCCTCCCAATCAAAGAAGCCACCTGTACGGGGAGCGGGCCGCTGCTGGAATTGTCCCGCTGCCGCCAGTTCACCCATGGCGTGCTTGTCTCTGTCCACTACGTCGCGGGGAAATCGCTCAGGGAACAACAGTTCACCCTCTGTGACACGCGGATCGCGAAAGCCGATGGAGGTCACACACCGCCGCTCCGGCTCATATTCCATGGGAAGCATCAGATGTTCGTACCCGAGTTTGTTTTCAATGATATAGCCAGCGATGTCCTCCTCGTGGAGACGCTGCATAACAACAACAATCGCTGAGTTCTCGGGGCTGTTGAGTCGAGTAGGAATGGTCTCGGTGAATACCCGGAGCGCCGTTTCCCTGGCAGCCTCTGACAACGCCGCTTCCACGGTATGGGGATCGTCAAGAATAACCCGATCTCCCCGATTACCCGTCATTGAGGCGATGGCACACGCATGTCTAAAGCCGGTCTCTGCGTTCTCGAACTTGGTTTTCTGGTTTTGGTCCGAGGAGAAGGCCAATGGCCAGCGATCCTGATACCACGCAGATTCCAATACCCGGCGCATCTTCAGGTTATCCCGGATCGATAGGTCTTGCGCGTGAGAGGCCGCGATGTAGCGCATGGCAGGCATGCACATTGGCCCCCACTCCCACAACGGCCAGAAGACATTTACCATGAGACTTTTCATGGTGCCCGGTGGAATGGTGATCAGCAGACGGGTGATATCCCCGCGAGTAATTGCCTCAAGGTGGCTACATACCGCATCGATATGCCAGCCATGTACATAGGGATTCGCAGGCTCTAGTTCGCGCCACACCATTTTGACAAAGGCAGCGAGGGATCGTGGAGCAAGCGCCCGGTCTACCGCTATCCAATCGTGTTCATTAAGATTTTTCATCCCGCGCATCAGCAAGCTCCATCAGTGTCTCAGTTGATAAAGCCTCGGCATTCAGGGCCGGCACCAATGGCGTGTCGCCTGGACCGCTATGCTCGAACCTGTCCTTCCACTTGAATCGATTCTTCATGTTGAATATCCAAGTAGCTGCATTGATGCTGAGTTCACCCACTGCCCCTTGCTGGCCAACATCAGCCCACCACGCCTCGGAATAATCCAACCCTTTTTTATAGGCAGTCATTAAATCCGGAGAAGATGCACACATTTTATGAAAGGTGTTTTTGGACATTTCGAGTTTTTGGCATACCTGAGCAAGCGATGCCCCCCCCTTAAACATCTCGGGAAGGTCCGGTGCTAAGTCATCTGCATAGTCTTTCGTGTATACGACAGGAGGGCTATTCGGCTTAATCCCGCTGATGTCTCTGGCCCTATACGCAGTTGTGAGATCTTCGGATAGTGCGCAGAGTTTGAAGAAAGAGCGTTTGTTCATCTGTAGCTCTTCACACACGTCAAGGAGTGTCTGGGTACCGGTGAATAGCTCAGGTATTTGTTTTGCCAGCTCATCGGCGAAGGCCTTGTTATATGTCCCTGGTTTGACGGGTTTGCGTTTTGTAGTCATTGTCTTGTACCTATTGGTGATTGCTTGCTACACGGGTGGGCTGTCTACTGTACAAATATACAGGATTTGGCCGGATATGACTATTCGGTGGGCACGGTGGGTATTGGTCTGATACGGCTAAATCAGGGAAGGAAGCCTTGCTATGCCATACTGTTTTGTCGCCGGTGCGTAGGTTTCTGATGAGGCGCAATGTTGCAAGCACTCCAGCATAGTAGCTTTCAGCCTGTTCAGGCTCTGCTTTTAGCCAGTGGGTAGCACCAACATAGGCCTTATCTAT